GTCCAAATATCTCATCATACTTTTCGATAAGTCGTTCCCTAAACGATAAAAAAAAACAATGGAACTAATTACTGCGTCTAATGGCATACTATTCATAGCCTCGTGGTATATGTCTCCTTCATAATCTTTGACTGTGTAGAACTTTCCCTTCTCCTTGTCTATTGGCCTGTACAAAACTGCCATTGCCATATTCATTATATCCCAATCTGAAATGCTGCTATCCAAATCAATGTACTCTCCGAAACTCATATCATCTAACTTAGGTATGAATCCAAACTTAGTGTCTCCCATTTCAAACTTGGTAACTAACTCAGGTGTCTGCTCCAATAGCTTGACAAGTCTGTTTGTAATTCTTGTTACGTCCTTAGCTTTAAACCTAATCGCTTCGTTGTAAGGAACATTACAAAATATCTCAAGCATTTTCAATCTAAGTTGAGTGTCGCTATCCTGATACTTGTTTATGGCTTTGATATACGCCTTGTATTGACTTAACTGTATCTCTTTGAGAGTAGAGGGTGTTTGTATGTTTAATTGCATTGTAAATCGCTTATATTAATATAACGACCAATATACATAAATTATAACACAAAAAAAAGAGGCAACATTTCTGCTACCCCTATTTAACTAAAACTAATTACTAACTACTCTGCGAACGTCTCAAAACATAGGTCGTATAAATCCTCTGCCTGTTTCAAGAGAGCTGCTCTATCGTGTCCTGTAAAGCCAAAGTATTTTTTGACGTCTGTTACTCTCCAACCCCTGTGAGGTTTCATTCCTGCTTTCCATAACCCTAAGTCTCTCTTACTAATTATCAAATTGTAAATACCAAAAGGTATGTCGCTTCTATCATATCTAATTGTTCTACCTGAACCCAAGTCTTTAAGAAATGGTGTTGCGTACTCTTCTTTCTGTTCTGTTGTCATATCTGTCTGTTTAAAGTGAATCTATAAAATGCTGTATCTTGTTCCATATCGTAATCTCCTCAAGTTCCTTGTCTGTATAAACATCTACCCTTGTTACAATCGTGCCTTTTAGCCTAACCTGTCTGTGTACTATGTTCAATCCTGTTGCTGTTTTCATCTGTTTTAGTTTAAAAAGGGAGGTTTCCGTCCCGTTGGTTTTATTTATTTTTACAAACTTTCAATCTCTCCAAACAAAAACCAAAGCGCATCTCCTTTGCTTTCGTGTTGTACAAAGTACAAATCTAAATCTCCCTCCATAATATCCACTTGCCAATAGTCCGTCACACACCCTGTTAAATACACCTCTGCAACTATTCCCTTGTATTCAACTCTATAACCTATATTTGTTTTAGTGGACTTCAAACCTGCTCTTTTCATTCTATTAGTAGCATTATTGTAGTTCTTAATTTTAGATTGTAAACCTTTCCACTTCTTAGCAAAAGCTCTGTACTCTTTTCCTTGTGGTAACGGGTTAGCCTTGTAGTCTGCTTCTAATTTTTTGAACTCTGCTTGTAATGTTTCTAATGATTTCATAATTTATATCGTTTTAGTTATTAACATTGCAAACATACTATGGCATTTTTTAACCACCAAAATTTGTGCAAATTATTTTCGAGGTAATTTATTATAATGTTTTTCAAGTACATTAATTCTATCTAACAAAGTGTCGCCAATAATTTTTCCGCATAGTGGAATACACTCAGTAGTTACTGTTGTACCCATTTTAAGTACAGTTTTAGTCGTTTTCACGTCCGATGTGAGGGTGTATGTAGTTCTACCTGAATAACCCATTAAATCCCTGTCAGGAGAATCAATCCTAACTGAACCCTGATATTTACCACCTGCTCTGTAATCAATATGGTAACCGAAAATTTCAAATATTTGCTCTGTCATAATACATTGTTTTGTTATGCAAACATACTATGTAATATTGTTACCTCCAAAGTTCTCCACAATTTTTATCTGATTGCATACTTCCCATAATTAGGCTTACTTAGTTTATCTATCACACTATACCTGAGGGCATCGCAAGCGTGGTTCCAAGCGTCCAATGGTTTGTTAGTTAGGTCACCGTTTTTGTCTTCTATGTATTTGTAGTTTCTCATTTCTTTAATAAGATTAATACTGTCTTCTGTTACACATAACTCGAACCTTCTAAGCATATCAATACCCATATTAATAGCACCTTTACTTGATTTTTTTACATTCCACCCCATTCTATGTAGTTCTTCTATACTCTTAGGCTCTGCTGAGTCTGCAAATATTTCATCTCGTCTATCTAATCCCATCTTTTCAAATTCCTTAGACAAGTCTTGGTTTGTCAATCCTGTTCTGTAAAGCAACTCCTTTATGTATAATTTATCTCCGTCCTTGTATGTTTTTATCAAGCTACTTGGGTCATTTGTAAATCCGAAATCTAAGCCCATAGAGACTATCTTAGCTGTGCTTGGTATTTCAGTAACTGTCTTGAAGTTAAATATAAGACTCCTACTTGCTCCTCTCTCTCCTAACCCATATACCCTCCAATAGTTTTCGTCTGTCGCTTTAAGTCTCTCTATCTCGTCTACAATTACACTACTGAGGAAAGGATTGTCCAAATAGGTTGTCTGAAAAAAGCTAACATCATCTCTTGTCAATACCTTATCATATATCCAATGAAACTCTTCTGACGGATTGTAATCTAATATAATTTTTTCTGTGGTTCTAAACACAAGCTGTTGCCAATCTTCGTAATTAAGTTCGTTCGCTTCATTAATAAATAGCACATCTCTTTTCCTACCTCTAATTTTCTGCGGTTGGTCTAACGATATAAACTCTACCATATTTCCGTTCAAGTGGTATTCATTACTTGACTTAGAGTGATTGTTCTCATCGTACCAATTGTACTGCCTCAGTATATCAAAAAAGTCTCTCATAACTGTTCCACGTACCGCAGGGAAGGACTTCCTAATAATAGTTATAACCTTCTTGTTGTTTCTCTGACAGTATGCGAATATAAGCCATAGCAATATATTGTAGGTTTTACCGCTTCTTGTACCACCTTGCTCAACAATGATTTTATTGGTTTCGGTTTCTAAGTGTCTAAATACTTTGTTCGTCTGTGCCTTCTTCATCTGACTGTATTTCAATTGTTTTAACTGAATCTATTATTTCTACCACTACTGACTTATCTTCTGACACTGTAAAATCTCTACTTTCTACATATCCCCTATCTTTAGCTTTTGATTTGAGGAACAAAGTTATCGCTTGAAGTTGTAGCTTCTTGTCGGTCTCTTGAACTATCAACTTAACCAATTTGCTCTCAACAAAGTCATTTAGCTGTTCATATACATCTGAAACATTTTGCCTAAAATCGTCCACATTGTCCAACCAATTATAATAAGTTTGTCGACTAATGCTTACCATATTACAAGCCTTTGTCACATTCCCTGCTGACTTGTTCAATGCTTCTATAAAATCTAATCTTTTGTTTTCTGATTCCATTTTTTGTAATTCATATCCTTGTTCTTTAATACATTTCTTACAACTGACTGTTAATAGGTCATCTTGGTTTGTATTTGTACTAAATTTATTACTTTTTAATTTCTTCTTACAAGATATGCAAATTTTTTCCATCTATGATGTTTTTTACATTATCTAATCCTTTTGCAAATATGTCATCGAAGACCATAAGCATATCGCCATTGCTTCCGTTGGCTCGTTCATTACTAAACCTACTGTCAAATGTTTTGTGATATATTACATCTGTATCTAAATTGGTCAAGTAATCTGCTCCTCTTACTCCACTAACATACAATGTCGCTTTGTGGTGTTTAAGTATCTCGTTAATCCTTTCTGTTTTCTGTTTCCTGCTTCCCACTTCACTTGCGTATGTTATCTTGGTATCTATGTCAAACAAGTCCATAAAGTAACTAAGTTGGTCGTTAAAGTAATCTAAGTACCATTTGTATTCTTTTCTTGGTATTGCCTGTTCGAGTATGTCGTTATCAAAATACTTATACCTCTTGTAATTGTCATACAATATTTTCCTGTGCTTGTCTGTGAATCCTGTTTCACGTATTTTTAGCTCTTTAAAGACTGTTTTACATTCTATTGGTATGTTGATGTACTTGCTGCTGTTTGAGAGCCTACAATGATACTTATTTCGTATCTCGAATAGGTTCTTTTTAACCACTAAGTCGTCCGACACCACGAATAACTCTGAACTTGCAATTTTGTCCAAGTATGTGATGTGCGGATAGACTCTCGGTTGAGACAAATTCAATATCATTGAAGTTCACGTTTTATGGCATCAATTTTTTCATCTGAGAACAAGTCCTGTTTTGGTCGATTGTCCTGACGATATAATTGCCAAGCGTCCCCTTTGGATTTTGCCGATTCAATATGTTCCATTTCCAACTGTCGATATTCATCACAAGTTTTGGAAGGAGATTTTACAATTTTAACTGCCTCTTCAAAGAAGTGTTTCATACCACGACCAAGAGATTTCCCCTTGCGTGTGTGTTTGTCAAAGACGTAATCGTGTTTGTCAAGGTCTAAGACCCAACCATTGACCCTGCGAAATGCAGCAGAACATACAAAGTAATCTGCGATTCTACTACGATTGCCACGACAAGCCTGTAATATAATATTACCTAAGACTAAACGCCAAGCACCATTTTTGGATTTGTACCATTTATTCATCTGCTCAATGTGAAACGGAATAGAGTTCAACAACGAAGGGTTTTCAATACCGCAATCCTCGTAAACAATAATTGCCAAACGATTTTGTGCTACATTGTAAAGACCTGCCGCTTCGAGTTCGTAGAAACAATAAAGTGCTTCCTCTTCTAAACCACGTCTAATAAATTTTTGAATACCACTCATAAGTTCGTAAGGACTGAATCCGTTCGGAGTTGGGCGTTGCATTGGATTTGTGTTCATAATGTTATCTGTTTTTAGTTATCAGGTAAACGTACAAATATGTAATGGTTAACTATAATTTTTGCCTAAATTTTTTCATACAAGTTGGTCGAATAGCACCACTATTATTTCTAACAAAGTTTACATACTGACCCCATTTGTTTTTTACATAGGTTCTTGAGCTTTCCTCGTTTTTTCTTGTCCTAAACGAATTACAACCACCTGCATTTAAGTCTCCCTTAGATATACATAAGAATCTATTCTCAATAATAATGTATTTGTTCTTCTTAATGTAATCCATAAGCCAATCAAAGTCCTCGTAGTAGTGCATACCCACTCTCATTTTATTCATATTCTCTGACCTAACTACCATAGCACCTTGTGGAAGACTGAACCCTGCTTTGACAGGTTCGTTCTGTTGGTACTTTATAATAGACGAGGCTGTGCTAAATAAGTACAAGTTTTCATCTAAGTCCTCTAAAATTTGACAAGCATTCTCTATTGCTTCTTGTGTCCTACCGCTATCGAAGTCTCGTTGCCTGTTTCCTACCAAACAAGAGAACTTCCATTTATCATCGTCAAATATTGCTGCATATTTTATCTTATGTAATTTACACATATCAAAAATAGAGTTCAAAACCTCAGCATATCCCTTAGTACATTTGTGAGTAATAATGTCTAACGTAGTTCCTGCATAGTCATCTACTTCATCTTCATTCATATACAAATAAGCATACGGAAAAAGTTTTTCTACATTGTCTATTTTACCACCTCTTCCTTTTGTTGGTATCAACGTAATGTAATCTGAGCCTGCTAAGCTATCTATATCTACAATCATAAGTCGTACTCGTTATCTTTATCTTTATTAAAAACGTCCAATAATTTACTTGCTTCTACTGCTCTTGTCCTACCTAATTTCTTTTTCTGAACCATAGGAGAACTAATAATTTTTTTCTCTTCTAATCCCAATGCCGAAGACAAGTACATAAAATCATCTGTATTTTTACAAACAACCAAAAATGCGTCATAGTGTTCGTATGGCAACAGTATCATTTCATTCATTTCAATTTGCTGTTTCTCTTCTTCTTCCTGTAATACGTCTTCTTCGTTGTCGTATATGTGCAAAGAATTTAAGTTAGCCAAATCATAAAATTCAACATCTGTTGTCATAATCTCAGACAATATTTCATTTATACCTGTGGTAAAGTCCCCTGTAATTGTACGTGCATTCATAGCTACATTCAAAGCCTTTTCTTGTTCTAAGTCTATATCAACTATATGTACATCAACATCTGTATATCCTTTTTCTACCAACGAACTAAGTCTCTGATGTCCTGACACCAAAGTTTTTGTCTGCTTGTTGTATATCAAATTTTCAACATAACCAAACTTGTCAATACTTGACTCTAAACCTGCTTTTTGTTCGGAGGTTATTTTTCTTGGATTGTATTTCGCCCTGCTTTTCAACAAGGTATCAACCTTCATTTCCTTAATGTTTAATTTCGCTTTCATAAAATCAATGTTTGTAAATAATATTTTTCTGCATATTCATATCCTATTTCCATTCCTCTCATTTTAGCTAAGGTAAAAATTCCTTCCCTATTTAATGGGCTTGGCTTTTGCTTGGTCTGTGATTTGTAAAACAAAAAGGCTTCTACTTTCTTTTCAATGTCTTCCTGAGTGCAAGGCAAGTAAACACCACCGCCAACCATATTGTCATTGCTTCTGACAAACGGATATTCGTACAAGTATATTTCCTTTTCCTGTTTCTTACCTTCTCTAAGTCTAAAAGCCGCCATTGCAGAATTGTACGTAACTCTGTGGTCAATATGTCTGCTCGGATAAGGAACAAAAACCCTGTCGTAATCTTTGCTTAGTAATTCATCTAAGTATTTTACTATTTCAGATTCAGGAATTGTATCTAACTTGCCTTCTTTGTCTGAAAAAATGTACGTATTTTCAACGCCTAAATATTTATGACAATTTTTAATTTCTATCATCTTATCTGCGGCATCTAATTTTTCTCCTAAGTAATTAGTGTAACTGCCTACGCACATAATAAGTACATCAGTCTTGTTTTTTAACATAAAATTTCCACAACCTAAAACCTCATCGTCTGCGTGTGGTGCAATAATTAAAGTCCTCATAAATAAACTACTTTTCGTAAATATAACATATTTTTTTTAACAATTAACACTATTCGCACGATTAATACCTTTCTCTAACTACTTGGTTCAATATCATTTCTTTCCAATCATCTAAATATTTACTGTACAATCTGTACATTCCATACTGTTTTACTGAATGTATAACTGTTGAGTGGTCGCAGGACTTGCCTTTGCTTTCCATATAGTCTCTAATCCATAAATAAGACGCTCCATAGTCTTCTCTGAGAATTACGTAAAGTAAAGACCTCGCTTCTATATGGTCTCGCTTTCTTGTATTGTTAAATATGTCTAAACCTGATACTAACTTAACCATATTTGAAATGTAATCTGCATCTTTTAATGCTATCTCGTTTCTCTGTTGTGTTGCTGTCATAATTTATTCTTTGTCTTTATACTCTTGAATCCATTCAGCTAACTTACTATTTACATCTGCGTAAACGCCAAATTGTTTAAAGTGT